GCTGGAAAGTATAATCCTAAAGCAGACTCTGTTGAATTTGATAAAGCAATTACTGTTTACTCTGGACACTCAGAAAGAGAATCGCACGAAGGTTTAAACTTGTTTATGGCAGTGCTTGATGAAATTTCTGGTTTTGCATCTGAAGTTGGAACGGGCAACGAACAAGGAAAAACTGCAGAGAATATCTATAAAGCATTTCGTGGTACTGTAGATTCTCGTTTTCCTGATCTTGGCAAAGTAGTTCTTCTTTCATTCCCACGTTATCAAGGTGATTATATTTCTCAAAGGTATGATTCTGTAATTGCAGAAAAAGAAACAATAGAACGTAGACATAAGTTTATTATTAATGAAGAACTTCCAGAAGGACCAGACAATGAATTTGAAATTACTTGGGAAGAAGACCACATTCTTTCTTACAAAATTCCAAAAGTTTTAGCATTAAAACGTCCAACATGGGAAGTAAACCCTACTCGTAAAATTGATGATTTTAAAATTGCATTTTTAACTGACCTTGGAGATGCAATGATGCGTTTTCTTTGTACACCAACATACTCTTCAGATGCATTCTTTAAACAAAAAGATAAATTAATAAGGTGCATGACGCTAGCAAACCCCGTTGATAGTTTTAGAAGATTCTCAGAAAACTTTAAACCAGATCCAGACAAAGTTTATTACATACACGCTGACCTTGCACAAAAACATGACAAGTGTGCCGTAGCAATTGCACACGTAGATAAATGGGTAAATATTCAGGTAATTAAAGATTACGAGCAGGTAGCACCAATTGTAATAGTAGATGCAGTTGCATGGTGGGAGCCAAAATCAGAAGGACCAGTTAATCTTTCTGAAGTAAAGCAATGGATTATTAATCTACGTAGACAAGGTTTTAATATTGGCATTGTGTCTTTTGACCGTTGGCAATCATTTGATATTCAAAATGAATTAAAAGCAGTAGGAATAAGAACTGATACGGTTTCTGTTGCTAAAAAACATTATGAAGATTTAGCGATGATGATTTATGAAGAGCGTGTTGCTATTCCTATGATTCCATTATTGTTAGAAGAAATGTCAGAATTAAAAATAATGAAGGGTAATCGTGTTGATCACCCTAGAAAAAAATCTAAAGACTTAGCAGATGCTGTATGTGGTGCTGTTTTTGGTGCCATCTCTCATACACCAAAGGATACTAATCTTGAGATTGATATTCATACATGGTCTTCCTCTACACGACTTGCAGAGAAGCAGAGGGCTATGGTAGAATTGGATAACAAGGAAATGCCTGAAGATGTCAGGGACTTTCTTGATAGATTAAACATAATATAAACTAAACAAGGAGAAAGATGAATTCATTTAAAAAGATCGCACTTGTTACGGCTGCAGCAGTAGCAAGCACATTCTTTGTTGCAGTTCCGCAGGCTCAAGCAGCAGTAACTAACGGATATGTATTATCCGATTCGTTGGCTGCAGGTGCTCGTGGAGTAACAGTATTGGCAGACACAACTAAGGCAGAGGCTGGAGTTAACGCAGTACTTGCTTTAACAACTAGCGAGTCTTTGGCTGCTACAGCAGACGACAATCTCTCACTAGAGATTTCTGGTCCTGCAACATTTACTGATTACACAGCAGCAGGATCAAACCCTACAGGGGTAACACTTACCAATTTAGGTAAAACATTTACATTTACAGCAACAACTTCAACAGCAGTTGTATTGCCAACAAATGTTAAGTTAACTGTTAACGGTGCAGGCACTGTAACAGTAACTCAAAAGAAGAAGGTTGGCTCAACCACTTCTACAATTGATATCAAGACAATTTATGCTGGAACTGTTGCAAAGACAAATATTCTTTCTGTAGCAAACAGTTTTGGACGTGTTCAAGATACTTCAACAGCAGGAACTCTTGCTTCTAACGCAGATGTTGCTGGTTCAACAACAGTTGTTAATGATGGAACAGGTTATGTTAACGTTCTTGCAAAAGACGCATATGACGCTACTCTCTCAACAAATGGTGTTCTACAGGCATCTGTTACAGGTGGAGCAGTAGTTGCATGGGACGGTGCTCCAAGCACTCAAGTTTCATTTGCTGCTAAGACTGGTGTTGGTGGAGTTCTCCACGTAAAGCAGGGTACTGCTAATGCAAACAAGCCAGTAGCAACAACAATTACAGTTTCATTTAATGGAACAGTATTAACAACTAAGTCAATTACATTTACTGGACAGGCTGCATCTATTGTAGTTTCTGGTGAAGATATTGCACAGGCTGGTGGAACACGTACAGGCACTTATGACTTCGTAGTCAAGGATGCTGCTGGTAATCAATTGGCTGGAGTTACTCCAACTGCTGATACTACAAAGTACAGTGCACAGGTAACTGCTGTTTCTGTTGCTGGAGCATCATCTGCTACAGCAGTACAAACTGGTGGTTGGACATGCGCTGCTACATCAGGATCAACAAAGGTACGTATTCAACATACTCTTTCAGACTTAACGGTAATCTACTCAAACGAGTTTGATGCTCGTTGTGGTCAAGGTGTTAATAAGTACACAGCAAAGTTTGATAAAGAATCATACCTTCCAGGCGAAATTGCTAAGTTAACTGTATCTGCAACTGATATTTCAAGTGCTAAGGTACACGATGCAGCAACACTTGGAACAGGAGTGGCAATCTCTGCTGGTGGAATGACACTAGTTGGAACAGCAACTTCAACAGATACATTTACAAATGGAGCAAAGACTTATCAGTTTACCGTTGGCAACAACGCTGGTGCGTTTAATGCAGTAGTTGATCTACCTGCATACGTATCAACAGATTCTGCTAAGGTAGTTTCATACAAGATTGCAGAATCAACTGCAACTGTAAGTAACGCTGAAATTCTAAAGATGATCGTTGCACTTATTGCAACAATCAACAAGCAAATTACAGCACTACAGAAGTTGCTTCTAAAGAAGTAAATTCTTAATAAATTAGGGGGCAGACTAATCTCTGCCCTCTTTTTTATGCACTTTTGTTGCTTAATTAAATAAAAAATGATATACTTAACCATATAATTAAACATAGGAGTTAGCCCCCAAATTGAAAAACCTAAAGCGCAAACTGTTAATGGGCTTTGGGGTAGGGCTATGCGTTACAGTTTTTGGAATAATGGCACCAGACCATGCTGGGGCTACAGAAAATCAAGAGCAGGTTGTTGTAAGCCCTGCTCAACAGGCAGTTAACTCTGCTCTTTCTACTGCTACAACAGAAGTCCAGCAGGCTATTACAGCCACAAACAATGCCTTGATAGAGGTAACACAAGCACAAACCGAATATTCCCAAGCCCAATCTGTCACGGCAGAAATAGCCACAAAAATATCTCTGGCTAATGCAGAAGTAAATAATGTTCAAACCGCTATTAATACTATTAGCAGTGTTGATTTATCTGTTACCCCAATAGATCAAAGTTCTCAGGTAGTTCAAGATGCAAAGGCTACAGTAACTGTTGCAACTACCGCCATAAATAATATAACAACACAAATAACAGAGGCTCAGACAGCAATATCTGAAGTAGTCACTGCAAAAACAGAAGCAGTTACAGCACAAGCAACTGCACAAACAGAATTAACACAGGCAAACCTTGCTATTGATGCTGCTCAAACAGCAGTCAATAATTTACAAGCCACTATTGGAACTAGCACAAATGTTTTGGCTGGAGTAGATGATGCTGGGGTTCAAATGAATCTTCCGTTCGGAATGCAAATGGGTGGAACTGTTTACAACAATGTATTCGTTGGATCAAATGCAACAATAACATTTGGAACAAATGAAGGATGGGTTTATCATACAACTCCAGGAGCACCTTCAGTATCTATTGCTGGATGGGACTGGACTACTTGGAGTACAGGAACTGGAATTACATATTCAACCACTGGAACAAGTTTAGATATTGCTTGGGATTTAAGACCATTTCCACAACAAGATGCTTCTACTCAAATGGTTCAGGTAAGATTTAATGCTGATGTAAATCCAAATGATGGTGCATGGATGGCAAATGTAACTGCTAATGGACCAATACCAGATCAAGCGAGATTTAATGTTAGAGAAACAACCAACGGTGCACTCATTCCAATTACAGATACTAATGTTGGAGCAGGTTTTGCTGGACAAATAAGTCAAGGTGCAGCATTTACTCCGTATGTAGACCCAAATACAGAAACAGTTCAGGCAGCGGTTGACTCAGCAAATGCAACTATTGCACAATTAAACTCAAGCCTTACTCCAGTAGTTGCTCAAAATACTACAAACACATCTAATATAAATGCTATTAATACTACATCTTTAACCAATACGGTAAACTCAGCGGTATCAACAAAGACATCTCTTGAGTCATCATTAAACACTAAATCAAGTCAACTAGTTACTGCAATTAATAACAACATTCCAACCCCTGCCCCAATAATTTCAACTCCAATTGTTGCAGGAACTACCGCAACTATTACACCATCCCTACCTGAAGGATATACAGCAAACACTTGGTTCTATCAAGTAATAACAGATGATCCAGATGCAGATAATCCATATGCTGGTGGAACATATAATACAGATGGTGCTCCTGCATCTATTCAGTTAAGTGGTTTGACAGAAGGCGCTACTTATACTGTTAGAGTTGCTAACTGGTCTGGACCTGTAAGTCAATATACTGATACTGTTATTTCTGTACCAGCACCACAAGGTGCAAATTTAAATGGTGGTGGTCCTGTAGATACAACTCCAGTTGACACAACTCCTATAGACACAACCCCTATAGACACAACCC